TGAAGAAGTCATCCGCTGGGAGCTCAGCAGGGTACTCATCAGAGAGGAGAACCCCACCAGCGACTTTGGTGATACGAATCTTGGTAATGTTTTGAGAGACTACGAAAAACCCTGGGATAGTTCTTACCTTAGCGATGTCCCTCCCCTCCCAACCATAAAGGTTAAGGTAGAAGTCATCACTAGCGTTAGCGGCAACAGCACCCGTCTCATAGACGCGCCTCCAACACTCAAGCACTCGATACTCTTTCTTCCCAATGTTTACCATCGGGTCAGCGCCTAAAAGCTGCTTGCCTCCCCCTTTGAAGTAATCATCCCCAGCGTAGGTGGTAGAGGGCTCTAACAAGTAATCATCAAAGTCTTTCTCAATGTCATCAGCCTTATCAGGCCAGAGCTGTTCAATCTTTGCCTTAGAGAACCAGCGATGCTTGATCAAATACTCACAGTCAGAGAGGTCATACTTCTCATGAGGCCCGTAGGTAACATTCTCCCACGGAAACTTCTCACAGATGATCTCGCCTCTAAGGTCGTTATCAAATTTTACATACAGGTTCAGGTTGCCTCGACCTGTAATGGTCGCATCCTCAAACGCAGCGCTCTCCTCTCTTGGGAAGTAGCAGCGGTTAAGGATATGCTTGCTTGCGTGGTTAAGAAGGTCGGCTACCTTCGCATCACCGCCCTCTTGAGGGATATACTTAATATCCGTCCTCTCTTGGCGCTGTATGCCACAAACCGAGTCAACATTCTTTTCAATCTTGTTAACAGTAACAGCGGCGCGAGAGAGGTCTTGGAGGCGCATCTTTTCCGTGTTGTCCCAGTGCTCACCACGGTACATATCTTCCGACTCTTTTGCTTTGGTGAAACTTTCACGCTCAAGCTCCCTTGCCGTCTTAAACAGCTCGCGTACCTCTGAAAGAACAACAGCCTCATCCTCTTTTCTTTTGGACGGCCTTACAACGTACTCCTCAATCGAGTGAACATGCCCGTCCATGCCAGGGCTCACCACCCAGCCACCAGGAGTAGCGGGAGCAATCACCATCCCAAACTGATCAAGCTGCTCAGGCTGAGGAGGTTGAAAGAAAACCTCATGCGTGTGCCCAGCGTCCATCGAGCACAAGCCAATACCAGCCTCCTCGTTAATGTAAACGATATGGTGGTGAGTTCCACGACCTACGCCAACACGAGAGAGCTTCTTAAGAGACTTCATACATACAACCAAGAGTCTTTAGGCTTGTCGTCGCTTCGATACCGAGAGCGCCGTGACCACACATCTTCACCATGAGCAGAGACACTTTGCTGCCCAAACCTGTAATCACGCAGCATGTCATACGCATACGCCACGGCATCCAATCCGTCGTCGTGATAATAAGGGAAGCGCTGCATCTCTAGTTTCAACCTTTCTCGATACGCAACAGGCACAGACGTACACAAATGGAGCTTTCTATGCAGTAAAGGGTACTGTAATGCAGCTTCAATACGCTGAGCCTTTGATCTACCACCTGGCCTAAGCACAACTAAGCTACCGTTTTCCACACTAATGGATCTCCCACGGGCATGTAATACCTTGGCAATATGAACCTCGGCGGTAGAAATACCAACTTTTTCCACCCCCAACTGTCTTGGATTGTTCCTGACGAACATGTTTACAATGTTGGTTAGAGCTTCAGCCTCAGTCATTGGCTCAATCATCATGTCCAAGATAAACACTCGGCTCATGCCAAGGTCATCCCGATAGGGCTCCACACCAATCACAACCAACGCCCAACTATCCCCTTGGCGCTTATCACTCTTCCTCTCTCCCGCAGGGTCTACGGCCATGAACTTAAATAAGTTCTTTGGCAGCTCCCCAGGATTGACCTCAACCAACATTGAACTATCTAGCTTCTGAGTCCCTTGAGGCGTTGGGTCTAAGAGCTGCTGGCTATAGAACATCTGACGGTTAATCCTAAGCTCAGCTAACCTCTCCTCTGGCAAGTACGCACTCGGCCCGTTTGGAGTTCCGTCAATCGTTGCAGCCTTTACCCTCGTTGTATAAACCAGCCTTCCCTCGCTAGTAGCCCGATGCCTTAGCGTATTAAGCAGCCCCTCATGGTGATAGGTCGTCCCAATAACCTTATGCCAGCCGTGAATCGTTCCTAAGTTTTGGCTCATATCAAAAGCATCTTTCAGCTTCGCCATCATCTCAGGACTCGTCACCAAGTCAGCCGTCTCGACGTCATCATAAACCCGCCCACTGAAATGCTTTCCAGTAGGCATACCCTCAATTAAGCCCCAAGCCTCAACCGTAGACTCTTTGAAAAACCCCTTACGCCTTACAATAAGACCATCGTTCTCACTCCACTTGTCCGACTCCTGCCTTGGGTCCTGGTAGAGAATGTCTGGGAAACAGGCTTTAAGAAGGGATGAGTTCTCTAGGATCTGCTTTATCCCACGAAGGATAGAGAGCGCCGCTGGTCTTGAATAAGAGAAGATCCCGATTGTCTGCTCAGGGTCGTTAAGGATTCGCCTAATCGTCTCCCCTTGGGTAATAACTGTTGTCTTTCCATGTTCTCTCGCCCAGAGGTCTAGGGTATGACTCTCAGGACCATTCTGCACATCAAGACAACACTTAACCCAGTGAGGGTGGTTCGCTATAGAAACCCGCATCCCAAAGTAAAGCAGAAACCAAAGGGACTTCCTAAAGCACTCAGCTAAGGCGTCATTGTCTGACATCCCAGCCTCTTTTGCGTCCCTTAAGTACCTAATGAAATCAACGCCGTATTTAAGCCCAGGGACCTTCTTCCACTTTATCCCGTCAATCTCAAGGTCGTAGGTCTCTTGTTCTTGGGTCAACTAATACTCCTAAGACGGTAAGGCTCCCGCTTTAACACCCACCGATTCCTCCATACGAAGGTAAGAAGCTCCTTCCTGTCAATCTCAAGGAGGTCACAAATCCACTGGCAACTGCCAACCGTCTCCCTCTTGTCCCTAAACAGCCAATACCTGTCCCGTGAGCGGTAGTTCCTAACAGCATGACACCTCACCAACCCTATCGCCCCACAAATGCCCTGAGACAAACACACCGCCCACATCCGAGCTTCAGGCTGCCTTAACACCTCATCCCCCACTGGGATTGGAAAAGTCTCAGACAATCGCGCCTCACCATCGACTATTCTTCGCATGTAGAAAAACTATCATAGCACTTAAGACTTCCATCCAGCACCAAACCTGCGTTAATCTGTCTAAGAAAATGCGCCGTATCGGGTCGGAGTACGGAACATACGCATCATCCGACAACCAAAGGGGCTCACCGAGTAAAGCTAAGGAAGTAGCTTTCACAAACGTGAGAGGTCAAAACTGTGGGTTTGCAAACTTGGCCCACCCCCCGCATCCTCTAGTCGCTGGGATGGCTAAAGGGACATGCGAACGTAGGAAGGAGACTGGCGCTGGCGCGTGAAGGTCCACCCCTATCAAGCTGCGTTAAACGAGGAGGCGAGTAACCCTTCTCACCTGACGAGAGATGACAGTGATCGATTCTCTGCACCAGGCGCAATTCCAGTCGTGCGGCATACTTATGTGACGCATGAAACTACACGGCTTACCCTGCTTGCCTCGTTGCAAGGTCGGGGATCAAGTCGTATGGCCCGATGGAATCGGGTATCCCTTCAATCCAGCCTAACGACGTAACTTCAGTTACAGGGGCCAATAGCGCTCTAGTTTTGATGCCAATGATAAACAATGAGACAAGCGAAAGAGGGGCTGAACCGACAGGTGAAGTCGCTCTGTAGCGCCGAGACAATAGGGCTTATAGATATGACGCCTGACAATAGTCCCTTTCCCGAAATTTGACCGAGGGCCCTTAGAAAATTAGACGGACTTATTCATGGGTCTTAATTATTATATGAGGTGACTGACAAAAACCCCCACCCCCTACTCCCCCCACCCTGTCCTACCTACATCACCCGCTCACACTCTCGCGCTGTACCTCTCTCCCTCTCGCCTCATTTGTGGGGGAGAACACGGGCATAGTGGGTGGGACATAGCCTAGTTACCAGGCAAGGGAACGGATACCAGTGGAAAGGGGCCAACGGTTAAGCGGGGTTACAATACTATGAGCGATAACTGTTGTTATTGTTCGTTGTAATCTGAGGAGATCGACATCTTCACGGTAGTCTGACTGGCAACGTTGGAAGTGCTGAGATTACTTTCGAGCCTACGCGCATCGAACACTTGCTTGAAAGCGTATGCTGCGCCGTTGAGCGTACTTTTCGATATTTTCTCAGAGTCATTTAGTGATTTAAGCAACTCCAATTCTGTTGCGCTCAAGAGATCGCGCCGAACGTGCTGATACTGCTCAACATTGTCCAACGAATTGAACACGGGCCTAAACTCGCGCAGAATATCTTTTGTGCGCGTCATTCCTAGGTCGGTTACTTTCGCAATCTCTGAGATTGATAACCCTCGCGCTCTAAGGTCTAAAACCTTGCTTACCTTTCTTCTCACCTCCACGGGCTTAGAGTTCTTTTGCCCCTTGGGTCTTCCGCGTTTTCTTGTCGGCCCTAATACTTCATCCGTCATATTGCTAGCGTGATTGATCTCCCTTGTCAGTGTCAATCTGCTCAAGCATCTTGCCGATAGCCGACCATGAGAGCCCGCTCGCTCGCTTAATAGCGACCAAGTGTTTAATGACTACGCTCGATGCGCCTTTCCTAGTCCAGAGGGATACCATCTGTTTCGATACCCCTGACTCCTTGGCTAGCCTGTTAGCCGACCACTGTTTTCGCTCTAGGATTGTTTTGATCAAGTCTCTCACGCTCATAGTCTCTAGCCTAACATACTGAGGCGAAAGGGTAAAAGTATTTTTACAGAAAAGAGCTTGCACTAATAGCCCCCTTTGAGCGATAACTGTAAGGAGGGGGTAAAGATATCTTTACCTCATAGCCGACTAGCAAAACGGTAAACCAAAACAGTGAGGATACTATGTCAAATGTTGTCTATGAGATCGTTACTAACAGAATCATCGAGCGTATTGAAAAAGAGGGTAAACTACCTTGGCGCAAGCCTTGGAAAAATTACCTCTCCCACAATGGTGCCCCTCAGAATCTTGTCAGTAAAAAGCCCTACAGAGGATCCAACGTTTGGATTCTGTTGGCAGCTGGTTACTCTTCTCCGTTTTGGCTCACGTTCAAGCAAGCTAAAGAGCTAGGCGGGACAGTACGCAAGGGCGAGAAGGGGTGGCCTGTTGTTTACTGGATCTGGTTTAAGAAGGAGAACAAGGACACTGGCAAGAAAGAGCAGATCCCTGTTCTCAAATACTACACTGTTTTCAATGTTGAGCAGTGTGAGGACATCGAGATCCCTGACTTAACCGAAAAGCCAATCAACACCGTTCAGTCTATTGGTGAGTGCGACCGTATAGTCGGCGCGATGCCTAAAGCCCCTCGCTTAGAGCATAAGGAGGCTCAAGCCTATTATAGCCCTACCCGCGATATAGTGAACATGCCGCGCAAGGACTCTTTTCGCGATGCCCCTAGCTACTATCACACATTATTTCATGAGCTGACTCACTCAACGGGTCACGAGTCGCGGCTAGGTAGGCTTAAGGGTACCGCTCTCCTCGCTCGTTATGGGTCTGAGCCCTACGCTAAAGAAGAGTTAGTCGCAGAATTGGGCGCATCTTACCTTTCAGGTATCGCAGGGATCCAAGCGACTCAGGAGGATCAAACGGTAGCCTATATTCAAGGCTGGTTAGAGGCTCTGAAGAAGGATCCAAAGCTACTGGTACACGCCGCCGCGCAAGCTCAAAAGGCCGCCGACTTTATTATCGGCGTGACTCATGAGGAGCAGGGAGAGGAGTAACAGGATCGGGAACGCTAGTTCCCTACACCGTAGCTCTAAGGGGCTACGGGATAGGCATCTCTCGTTGAGAGGTGTCCGACTAGCAAACTAACCGAGTAAGCAACGTGAGGTAATATGACAAAGGCAAATACACTGACACCAATAGACTATTGCGCGCGAGCGATCTCAATAGACGAGACTCGCTATAACATGACAGGGGCGTATCGTGATGGTAGCCGACTGGTCGCAACAGATGGGCACCGACTTCATCTTGTCGAGGGCTTGCCTGATATGGGTAAGGGCTTTCTCGATGGGCGAGTCTGCCAATTCCCTAACTACGAAGCCGTCTTACCTCAACGCAGCAAGCTGACAACGGTTGCAACGGTACAGCTCAATAAAAAGCAAACTGAGCACCTGAAGCGACTGGTTAAAACATACAAGCGAAAGGACTGCGACTGTATCGTGGAATCGGACTGCGAGAACAGTGTTCTTGTAATACGCGGCTATCATGTAACCGATTGCGAGGCACTTAACGGTGAGTTCGTGGTTAGAATACCTGCCGATGGGCTTAAGCCTTTCAAGATGGGGCTTAACTTCAGGTATTTAGTTGAGGCCCTACTGAGCGACTACATCACGCCACCATTTACCCTTGAGACTGAAGGGCCTAGCCAGGACGGTAGCACAAAACCGCTAGTTATCAGGTATGACATGCCGCAAGCCTATATCGGCGTGATAATGCCCCTGAGGATCGACCGTATCTTGAAAGGGGGGGCGTAACTATGACCACCCCAACCGCTCAAACTATCGACCTATTGATCAACGCCGTATTCATAGTGACGTGGGGCTATTTGTTCCGAGTCTCATGGGTACGGTGGGGGTAGTGACAGGATCGGCAGCGACTAATTAACCGTGAGGATATATGCCCAACTATAGACAATTAAAAGATGCCAGGGTTCAGCGAGTAGCCGAGATGGTTGCCGCTTTCTTGATTGAGCAAGTGAACAGCGCCGCAGAATCGGATCGGATTGAGCTTTACAAGGCTTGCTATGACTTCATAGATGACCCGAGCTTCAATCTGACTTATGCCCATGAGCGTATCTGCAACGTCGACCCTCGGCCAAGAGACGAAAACGGCGACATTATAGACACTGACGACTAACAGGATCGGCAGCGACTAATCTGACTAATGAGGTGAAGCATGAACAGTAAAAGACCCATCGAAAAAGTGACAAGAAAGGAAGTAATCGACGAGCTGACTGAAGCGCTATGGGAAAGCCTAGCCGACGACCCCGCGGTGTTAAGCACCTTCCTTACCGAGTGTCTACGGTTTGGATATGTAGGGTTTGAAGATATGTCTAACGACGAGTTAGCGCGCCAGTACGAAGATATTCTTATGTCTGAGATCGTGGTTACTGATTAAGCCCTGACCCTGATTCCCTCACGAGGGGATCGGGTGAGTGCTGAAAGGCTCTCAAAATAAAAACCCCCCAAGGTGCTGGAATACCGAGGGGGGCACGTCCCAAACAACTACCTACTGAGGAGGTAATCGTATGAGTTCGCAAGACACTAACACTGAAGTTTGTTTCCGTGAAATAGATATAAGCTACGGGCGCAAGCGCAAGCAGCCAAGATTCAAGGGGGCTGGTGACGTTGCCAAGTTCCTTAGAACCATCGCCCCGAATAATTCTCAAGAACATTTCATAGCCGTCTATTTGAGCGCATCGCACGACCCTATTGGTTATTCAGTGGTGAGTTCTGGGTTGCTTACTTCATGCCCAGTGCACCCGCGAGAGGTCTACCAAAGGGCGCTGTTACTCGGCTCTTATTCGGTAATCGTTGCCCATAATCATCCCAGCGACAGCATAGAGCCGAGCGGGGAGGATCGGAAGGTCACCGAACAATTAAGAGACGCGGGAAAGGTAGTCGGGATCAAGCTATTGGACCACGTCATCTTCACGGATGATTCCTACTATTCGTTCAATGAAATGGGGCTTTTGTAATTAAGGAGATCGCAATATGGAAACTAATTCAAAAAAAGATCAAGAGATAGCCAACACTATAGCCGAACAAATGGGAGGCGTTCGACGCCTTGAGATAATGGTCGGGGCTCGCGACTTTGTAGCTATCCCCAACGGTCTACAGTTTAGGATACCAGGCAAGAATTTTGCCCGTGATTCTATCAACGTGATTCGCGTCACCCTTACCCCAGCGGATGAATACGACATGGAGTTCCTGCGCGAGAGAAGTCTCAAGCTAAAAGAGATCAAAGCCTATCGCGGGGTCTATTGTGACCAGCTCATGAGTCTATTTGAGGATACAACAGGGCTCACCCTCAGGATGCCAGCCATCTTGGTTGGAACGGGTGACTGGTAGCCACACCAACAAAAGGATCGGCAAGACCACTCGCCTGATCGCCTCGCAGTTTGGGGGCGATCTATCGGGTGATGTTACCCGTTTCTGAGAGGTTGTTATGGTGAAAGGTTATGACGCAAGCGACGAGATTCTAGGGCTACTGGGTGGATCGGCGGGCTTAAAGCGGCTCAACTTGGTTGAGGTCAAGCGAATACCAGGGGGGATCTCTTGCTTCTGGGGGGATCTTCCGATGAAGGCTTGCGTGGTTATCTCAAAAGAGGATGGTCGGTTTATTATAGCCATCCAACACTTTAATCCCGTGAGCTTCTCTAGCTACAGCGTACCAGCGGAAAAGGTTAAAGCCGTAGTTAAGTGGGCGTTAATAAGAAAGGTTCCTGCCTAACAGGATCGGTGGGGAAAATTTTTCTGATTCTTCGGCTACGTTTACGGACGAAACCTTTTCAGGCGTATGCCGATCAAACAGAAAAAGGGGATATGGGACTTTCGTCTCATACCCCCTACCTACCGACTAGCAATCAGTGAGGACACCAATGAAGGTGTTCTCATAGGGTACCAGGCGCTTAACACAAAAGGCAAGGAAACTATGGGGAAAGTTGTTTACCTACAAAGAAAACCTAACGACACTGAAGAGCCAGTAGATCCATCTGATGTTTATCAGGCTCTCACCTCCTGGCTGGACACTCGGCCAAAGAATACACGCGACAGTTACTTAAGGCTCGCTAGAGTGTGGAGTATTTTTTTAGGCTCTGAGTTTGATCGGCAGCGCGCTGGAGCACTCTGGAAAAAAGCGACTTACACTCAGGCTGAAGAGTTCCTTTCTCAGTGCTCAAAGAAGAAGGCGAGGAGTGGACGGGCTGAAGAAAGCTCGCCGGATGGTAAGGTCTCCCCTGCTACCGTGGCGCACAAGGCTAAGATCTTAAAGAGTCTCTACGACTGCCTACTACACAAGGGGCTAGTAGCTAGCAACCCGTTTGCCCGCTCTGCCTATGAGAGAAAGGGCGCAGTCACAGGTGACAGGTCTCCCTACGAGCGAATCCCTGACGAGGATATAAAGGCTATAATCAATTATAGGTTCGACAAAGGGGTGGAGGGGATGCGAGACAAGGCTCTCCTATTTCTGCTTATTGGCGGGGCGCTAAGGCGCTCTGAGCCTATCACTTTACTGATGCGTGATGTGGTGGTGACACCAAAGGGAACTGTGATTCTTAAGCTAAGGCAAACCAAGGCGCAGAAAGTTCAGAAGCTACCGTTAGCTAAATGGGTGGGCAAGGTTGTGTTAGCCTTTAAGAAGGAGCGGCAGCGCGAAGGGGCTAGAGACAGCGACCACCTGTTTGTCCGATATTTAGCTACAAGCAAGAGGACTCCTCCCCTATCAAGCCAGTTTGTCTACAGAATCTTTTGTCGCTATCGAGATGAGCTAGGATTAAGCGAATCATTTACTCCTCATGCCTGTCGTGTGACGGCAATCACACGGCTACTTGATCAAGGCTACTCCCATCGTGATGTTAAGAAGTTATCTCGCCACGCCTCAGTCGCGATGGTTGAGAAATATGATCGGGAGCGCGAGGACGACGACAAAAGTACATCGACTGAGCTTTCGTTTGAATGATTCCCACTTGCGAAAACCTTGGCATCTGATACAACGGGCGACAGTTAAGGCAGTATCAACTTAACGAACCCCTAGCGAGCCGAAAGTTATCGCACTTTTTCCCATAACAAGTAACGTTATCGGGACATCGGGCGACATAATGGATCGGCAAGCTAGACCTACAAGGACTAGCAAATGCCTGAAGATACGAACAAAAAGATAAGCATCCCGTTTCCCGACGAGCCTGGCGCTATCTGGGTAACACAAGCCGAGTTTGCCTCGCTATTAGAGCGATTGGGTGAAGCCTGTGTGTTTCATCTGTGCGAGCAGCTTGAGCGCTACGCCGAAGAGAGCCCAAAGAAGTTCGCGGCTTACAAGAATCACGCACGAGTAATTCTTACCTGGCACCAGCGAAAGCTGAGTGACGGCTATGAGTTCTTTGAGCATCCCGAACACGGGCCAGGGTACTACCGCAAATGGTTGATAGAAAAATTTACAGGCTCTTCAGGGGTCCGATGACACTGCCAGGCGACAACGTAAACCAGCTCTTTGACAGGGAGTTTGATCACCCCGAAGAGATATGGGGTCCAGCTATCTGCACTCACAACCTTGTGATGATTTTCGGTAGTACGGGCTCAGGGAAAACCAGGTTTGTAAATAAACTTCTCTGGACCATTACAAGTGGCGGGCAGTTTCTACAGCACGAGTGCAAAAAGCCAAGAAAGGGGTTGTTAATAGAGGGCGAGCTAGGGTTAGCAGCAACAAAGAAGCGTTTCTTTCAGATAAAAGCTGAAGCCCCCTACTCTCCCAAGGGTGATTACCTACGCATCTTCTCTAAGGACCATAGCGGCGGGCGACTTCCTAACCTAGCCAACCTTCAAGACCAAAAGAAATACAACACTATCATCGGCGACGCTGACGTAATCGTTATCGACAATCTGCTATCAGCCATCTTTCCTGTAGACCGACACGATGACGACGTTAGGCAGTGGGAGCGCATCATCCCGTGGCTGTTTGCGATTCGAGACTCAGGGCGCACCGTCATAATGGTTCACCATACTGGCAAGAGCGGTACGCAGTTAGGCACTTCAATAAAAGAAAATTGGCTGGACACGAACATTCAAATCGTAGTTCCCGATACATCGAGACCAGTGAGGGGCACTGAGTTTGAACTCCACTACCGAAAGACGCGAGACGTTAAGCGCTGCGATGCCCAACCTTTGCACGTTGAGTACATCGAGGGTGATGACGGAGTTTCGCGCTGGATGTGGAGCCCGCTGTCTGATTCCAGGCGTAATGTTGTGAAGCAATTAAAGGCCGAAGGAATGAGCAGACGGGAAGTAGCAAAACAGTTGGGCCTCTCATACCGAGAGGTCAATTATCAGTGGGAGATGGAGGACTAGCATTTATGAAAAAGCAATTCGTTGTTGAGTACAGCATGAGCCAAAAGAGTTTTCATATTCAGGAGCTTGAGTCAGCCGTTGAGGCTAACGCTCGTCGCTTCTGGCACAAGCCAAGCTCAATGTTTGACTGGGTGCCTGTATTCGTGGGGACTCGCAGACAGTGTGAACTGATTGTGTCTCAGTCGGAGAGACGGTTGGCAAGAGAGGTGGAGGCTACGTCATGGACACACTAGGAGTGCTTAATCACCTAGCTGGGGTGATGACCATTGATCAATGGCAAGCGTTTAAGGCGACTGACGACTACCTCTGGATGATGGCTAAGGTTGAAGGGTATCGGGGGGCGTCGATGAAAAAGTTAACAAGGGCAGGAAAGAAGCGGAGGGCCGAAGCCTGGGTAATCGCTCAAGACATGGCGAGAAGCATCATTCGGGCTGAGATGGAGGAGCTTGAGTTGGTAATGCCAGACGAGCAAGTGCAAACACTGATAGTGCGCTTAGCTGAGAAGCTCATGTGCGAGCAGAACTTTACCCCCCCAACCTTTACCGAGTGGGCTGAGTGCGAGACCTGCGGCAAAGTCCCCGTCCCTCCTGGCACCGACAACAAAACGCCTAACTGCCCGTGGTGCATGATATGATGAGAAAGAACATTCCGTTTGAGCAGTACGTCTTAGAGCCTGGGCTTAACCAGTCAAAGCTGGGAGCTCTTAGGCAGTGCCCCGCAAAGTTTAAGTACATCTTGGACGCTGAAGAAAAGAGCTCTCCAGCTCAGGATATGGGGCAGTTGTTTCACTCGCTTGTCTTAGAGCCTGATAGTTTTAATGACCGATACTTCTGCCTTCCAGAGATAGACCGCAGGACCACTAAGGGTAAGGAACTATACGCCGAGCTAACTGCCCTTCACGCTGACAAGATACCTGTTAAGCCTGACGACTTTAACGCAGCGCATGAGATGGCGGCAGCCGTAAGAATTAACACTCATGCAAACTACCTGCTTCAAGGCGCTCACACGGAGCTGACCCTTGACTGGGTTGACGAGGCTACAGGTGTAGCATGTAAGGCTAGGGTTGACGCTTACAATGAAGAGCTTGGAATTGTAGTAGACCTAAAGACTACCGTTGACGCATCGCCCCAAGGGTTTCCTAAAAAGCTCTTGCAGTATGGCTACCACAGGCAAGCCGCCTGGTACTTAGAGGCGCTTAAGAGAAACGGTGAGGCAGCAGAGCACTTTGTATTCATCGCGGTAGAAAAGACCCCACCATTCCTAGTGGGTGTGTACCGCATTAGCGACGACACCATCAGATTATCCAAGGCCGAGAACGAAAAGCTATTACGCATTTATGCAGAGTGTAAGCGAACTGACACTTGGCCTGGATATACACAAGGCATCGAGGATATTTCGATACCAGACTACGCAATAAACAGCATGGAGGAAACGTATGGAGAACCCATTTAGCGGGATGACCCGAAGCAGAAAAGAGAAAAGGTTGATTGAGGCTGGCATTTACCAAGGCAGTTTAGTTGAGGTGAAGAGTGTTCAAGTTACTGACAAAACAACTCAAGAAAAGAAAACAAAGATTGTGTTCGCGTTTGCGGTCCCGCAGGAGGACACGGAAATAAGCGCGTGGTTTAACCCCTCGCTCAACGACAAGGCACAGATTGTAAAATTCTTGAAGGCTGCGTGTGGCTCATCGTTTACCGCTGACATCCAGAATAACCCGCAAAAGATGTGGGAGTTTGTTCAGTCGCTTGTGAACAGACAGTTCTCGCTCGTAGTTAGCCTGAATGACAACTACAACAACATAACGTCAGCTCTCATCATTAAGGAAAAGCCTCAAGCGGAGTTAGAGACGTTCACGTTTAGCGATGACAACATCCCGTTTTAGGTTGGTGGTGACATGAAGCTAAAGGAGATCGTTTATGAGAGGAAGTTTAACCTTGGCAACTACGAGGTAGAGACTATCGGCGTGGTAGCGCAGGTGGATGAGGGGGAGAAGTTTGCGGATGTATTAGCAACGTGTCGGCGAGCTGTAATGAGCCAGACAATAGCCCTTACTCGACCACAGAGCAGCGCCACAAAGGATCTGAACTTGGTGCTAGAGAAGAAAAGCGCCAGCGGTAGTTAGTCCCGCTGGTCGGGGTGTGCTGTCCACCCTTTGAAGGTTGTCTCGGATAGTGACGAGACAATCAGACAGCACTTATTCGGCAGTAACACAAAAACAAGAGGAGCCTACCGTCCCTTCGAGGAAACTTTCTAGTCCAACGGTCTTAAGGAGGAGAATAAAAACTATGGACTGGCAAGATATGGTAGGATTTTCAGCGGTGTTTTGGGCAACGCATCATCTCTTTCAAGCGATAAAGCACTATCGCCAGGAGAGGGACATTACAAGGATGCTCAGAAACTTAAGCGACATCAATGGCAAGCTCGATGACGTTGACAGGGTGAAAAGGATCAAATGACGATAAAGCCGCAGTATCAAAGAATCCTGTCAGCGATCGAGTACACGCTCTCACAGATGCGGGAGGGTCCAAAGGAGCGGGCAGGTTCAGAGTCGCTGGATGCCTATGAGCAGAGGGTTGAGCTTTGGTATCGGCATAAGCATCGGTTTGCGCTGTTCTGTATCCGCTGCATTAGGGAGACCGACGAGTTTCGATCAACGATGTATCTGCAAGAACTTAAGAGAATACGAATAGAGATATGACAACTTTGGCATGGGCGTGGGGGTCTTTCTTTGTTGGCTTTTGTTTAGGGTGTTTATGGAGTGAATGTCATGAGAGTGATTGAGTCGATGACTAAGATTAGCTTGCCGAAGTACACGGTGCGGGTATGGCGAGATGAGGGCGATGAGTATGAGCATAAGCCTGGGCTCTTCACTGACCTGCACTCTATGGCTCAAGCTAATCAGGACAACCCTCCCGCTGAGCTGGCCAAAAAGCTAGCTGGCCTGCCAAGTGTCGCCGCTGTTGAGGTCTTGGATTGGGACTCTGGTGGTGTGGTGGTTTATAACAACTGGCCGTAGGAGGAAGAATGAAAAACGAGACGCCTGAACAGATAGCCGCGCATTGGTTCGCCATGATTAAGGGAGATAACGTCGTGTTTACCTCAGCCGATATGAAGATGGCTTTCCTTTCTGGTTGGTCCAACGCTGTAGAGCGATGCAAGGATGTTTGGGATGAGGCTTACGCGGCGGGGAGAGCTGCAAAGGAGGTAAATGAATAGTCATCTTAAAACCGTCCTACAGTTTGTTATCGTCGTCATCGTTGTTCAGGTGATTACAGTAGTATCGTTCGGCATCGAGTTTATTAAAATACTCCGCGGGTTTAATGATAACTTGCAGGATAAAATAAGCATGAAAACAGAGGTAGAGTTGGACGACGCAGCCGCACAATTCGCAGACGACAATGCTATGGGAGAACATGATTGGGTAGACGCTAGTGACGGTTTCAAAGCTGGATACAGGGAAGCGGAAAAGGATCTTGGATGGAGATACTTTGAGGATGGCGATCCCGATTGGTCGCAAGAGCTGCTTATCGTGTATTATGCTAACGGTGCCCGTCATCTTGGCGTATCTTGGCGTAGTAAAGAGACGTTCGAGCGTGATATCCCCAGTAAGCAGCCCGACTACATGCTACACGCATACCGATACCTGTTAGAGCCTGTCGAGTATACTAGCAGATAGTTGTTAAAAGACGGAGTTGAGGAATAATGAAAACACCTGAAGAGTTAGCAGAGGAATTTGCAGATAGTGGATTATACCGATTGAAGCGTTATGTAGACGGTCCGATTAAACCTTCGCAAGGAGCGCATGGTTTACAAAATAGAGCGTGTAAATATGGCTTCCTCGCTGGCTACCAAGCCGCACAGCCGCAGTGGATCTCGGTGAAGGATCGGTTGCCGGAGGATGTCAGCGAGGTCCTGATAGCCTTTGGTGGCGGTGTTAGTATCGCTTGCTATGGCGGTGATTGGCGTCATCCAGTCTATCCGATGTTGCCACTATTAAGCGTGACCCACTGGATGCCCCTACCCCAGCCGCCGAAGGAGGAAGTTAATGGTGAATAGTAGAGCCAAAGGCGCAGCGGGAGAGCGCGAACTAGCCAACAGGCTAAAGGAGCTAGGGCTCACTGCCCGAAGGGGGCAGCAATTCTGCGGCGCTAATGGTGACAGTGATGTGGTATGCGAAGAGCTCTCCTCCTACCATATAGAGTGCAAAAGAGTTCAGGCTCTAAACCTGCACCAAGCTATCTCTCAAGCGGTTAAAGACGGCAAAGACAAAACGCCTGTAGTAATCCACCGAAAGAATGGGACACCCTGGCTAGCTACCATGTTCCTAGAGGACTTCATCAAGCTCGCCATACCTTCTTCCCCTCCTGCTGATATTGCCGAAACTCAAGCAAAAGATCCTCTGTGGCCGCGATAGGTCCTACTGCATGGCGGTGAACGACCGCTTCAATGAAGTGTTCAGGGTCAAAGCAGCACACAACCTCAAAGTCTTTATAGGCCATGTGAGCAGAAGCGACCTGCCCCCGTCTCTTTATGTACTGAAGTTTTAGTTCGGCTGCCACCGCATCAAGAAGGGAGCTCTTTAGCTCTTTGTTAAGAGTTCTTGTCGCCGTCTGTAGTTCAGAGAGTAGCCCCGTTAAAAGCTCGTTACGAAGGGATATGGGATGGTACTCGACAAGGCAGTTACCCACGCGAAAGTCGAAGAAGCAGCGACCTACAGGTATCTGAAAAGTCGCGCCTGGGTGAGCTACCCATCCACAGTTTTTTTCTAAGAGTTTGGCACAGGCATACTCAGAGGCCGACTGAAACCGAAGCTGAGCAATCGGCACCCTGGGCAGCCTGGCTTTTAGGAACGCATCAAACTGGTTACTTGAATTTTGTGAGGGCTGCATGACCAAGACCCACGGCCCCCAGCGCACCAGCTATCTCAACAAGGAAATGCTGAAACGGCATTAGTGGTGGGATAAATGGGGCAGCCGCAGCCAATACAGCAACCACTGAAGCTAGGCTTCTCTTTAGACCTTTAGACTCAAACATAGGCTTCTCCTTATTCTCCGTTTAGGTGCCTTGCTATGCCCATAAAGAACCCTTCAGAGCGGCGACAGTCGCGCCTACGAGGGTCGATAAAGGGCACATCGCTTGGCTTTAGACAGTTAAACCCACGAGCCCAGATAAACTGCATGTCGCACTGTTTAGTAGCCCGTAGGAAGTTGGTAACGGAGACTTGTTCCACGCTCACTCCATCGAGATCCGATATGCAGGGGCGTCGAATACTTGGACTTGGCCCGTGTCCTTCACAGTAAGAACCTTTGAGGCAAGGGCGGCGATAAGGAGAATCGACAAGACGACAGCCAGGCAGGTGACTACTCGTAATGTTGCGTAAGATCTCTCTAGCTCGCTCATCCAAATCTGATTCGAGCATAGGGGAGACGTAGCATGTAACCCCCCTGGCTTTTGCTAGCCTGTTCTTGAGCCGAATGGCGACCCTTTCAAACTTTGCCAAAAGCACCCTGTCTCCCCTCTTCACCTTGCGATTGGCAGATGCCACCGTTTCCCCGCTAAAGACCTCATACGGGCCGCAGCGCTTATTTCTCAGGCAGGGACCATTAGAGAGGTGGACTCGCACTATCTTTGGCCTAGTGTCGCTTAAAAGCCTGTCAGCGCAGGGACAGGTTACCCCAAAGGTTTGCTCTAGCCATCCGACTCTAATGACTGGCTGACCGTCAAAGGCTTTAATCGAGGCGTCACAGCTCCACGACCTCTGACAGAGGGCTAGATAAGACAGGGCTGGTTCAGCGCTAGCTACACAAAAGGTAGTGACAAGCGCCAGACTCAATATGCTTAAGAACCTTTTTACCATAGTCAGGATCACCCCCTCCGTTCCAACGGAGTAATGCTTTTTCAGTGTCCTGGTGCTTGAGAAGAAGTGTCTGAAGGAACTCGGCCCCCCATTTAAGGTTGACCTTTGGGTCTAGGAGCTCAGTAAGGAAGTCGCCTCGAAAGCCGCGCTCCCTGGCAACCTGACCCATAAGCTGAGTGAGGCCAAAAGAGTGGCAGCGAAGTTTTATCTCCGTGTCTAGGGAGCAAGCCTTGGGAACGTACCCCTCTAAAGTGGAGCGTGTCTTGCCAGAGAGATACTTTCTCTCAAAGCCTGGCTCATATCGAACCGCCCAGATGTTGCCCCCTGACTCCTGGTGGATAACAGCCGAGAGAAGCATGGGAGAGATGCCCGTTTGTTTTGCTTGCTCAACTATTAGGGGGGCTAAGCTCATTGAACGTTAAAGATGTGGGGCAGAATTGCCTTTAGACCAGTGAACCAAGCGAGGATAAGAAGGAGGCTGATAGATAAAACCCGTATGATGGGCTGGATAAGGGACTTTTGCTGCTCGGTTATCTGCTTCATTACAGACACAGGGACATACCCCTGCTCTCTTAGGAGCTTGAGCTCTTTGGTAACCCCTTCAAACCCTTGCTTTAATACAGCCTCTAGGCTTTCAAACCTTTGCTCTTGAGAGGCTTTAAGATGATGTAGATCATAGTGCCCGTTTAACTTATCCATGCTACATGCAAACTCCCCCTAATAGCCTCTCGGAGCATTTTATATTCGCTTTCAAGGGGCATGTAAGACTATCCTAGAGATAGGACTAGCGACCTATAGTGAGGCTTTATGCGGCTCTTATTGTTCTTTGTAGTGCTGGCGGTTTCCCTACCTGCTAGGGCTGATAGCTTGTGGGGGGACTATGGGGATGTGGGGCCAAGCTCTTACAACAAGCGCTCAGACGACTACCTAGTTTACGGCTCCCCCTCTCAACAGCTCTGGCAGATAGAGTCTGAGATTCAATATCAAGCTATGAGGGAGCGTCGCTACCAAAGAGAAGTGCTAGAAGAGATGCGCGAGTCCAATAGGATCGCCCAAGAAGCTCTTGAACAGCAGGAAAGAAACAGCAGAAGGAACAGACCCCTTTTTGACGACTTTTAGAACCTACCCCGCGCAGCCGCAGCATCGTCTCGGGTAGCCTTTGGATACTTCTTTATAATCACAGACTCTTGCCCTCGCCTCTTAGCGACCTTCTCATTTATGTCGCTTAACTTTGGCGGCTTACCTGCCCTAATAGCCTCTAGCTCTAGCGCCCTAGCTCGCTCCATGTCTCCTCTGACGATGGCTTCAGCGATAAGTGACGGGTATGAAATAGAGTCTTGAGCCCCAGCGCCAGCTCTCTCCCCTGCCAGGTACTTGTCATAGGCTCTAGCCGTCTTAAGGTCTCCGTAGCCAAGGAGTTGAGCCAAGAGCATCTTGTCCGTCACTTCACCTTTGGGGACTATTCCAATCCCACCCTTAGTTACTACGCCCTCGCTTGCATATCGGTACGCTTTTGCAAGGTTGGTAATTAGGGGGATGCTTACAGGAAGATTCTCAAGCGCCCTATCTGTCTGCCCTCTCTTTAGGTAGCCAGGGAAGTCGATCATCTTCCTGCCCAATGATGCGGCTGGACCACCCACGAGAGAGCCGATAGCAGCCTCAAACCCTCTGCTTGTATCAGGCAGTGGATCTCCAAACCCAGTTGAGCCAGAGAAGTTTATGCCTGTTGCAGCGGAGAGAGGACCGTAAGTTATAGTCTGCATCGCTGGCTCGGAGAGGCCGTCAGGAAGGTTTTCATCGAGAACTTTTTGCAAGCTATCTTCGGGGCTAAAGCCAAGAGCAGTCATCGCGCCCACAAGCGTCTTGTAGAATGGCAGTCCTCTCACCCCTGCGCTTGCCAATGTTGCGGCCATCGCCCTTCCAACGTAGGCCTTGTTGCCTTTGCCAGCCGCATCCAGCAGCGCGCCAAGGTATCTAAACTGCCAGGTCTTATACTTAAGAGTTGTTGACTGTGCTGCGCCCTGCATCCAAGGAGGGAGAAGCTCGCTCTTTACGTTTGCCTTAGTGTCCTTAGAGAATTGCTCAGCGAACTGTTGTCGAGAAGGAACCTCAAGATTGTTTTTCCTAAAATGCTTAACTGCTTGAGGGTATGCCTCCCAGCCAGTGATAAAGCCATTAGTCTCCGCAAACCTGTCAGAGTGAAACTGCAAGAAGAAGGCAACGTCATCCAAAGTAGAGAGCGTCTTGTTCTTGTTGTCTGCAATTCTGCTTACCTGCTTCTCTAAAGGAGCCCTAACGCTGCCCCACTTGCCCGCTGACTTTGCTGTTGGGGTGATGACTTTGTTTGCTTCAGCAGTAGCGATGCCTTGAGCAAGCTCAGGATATTTCTTAGCAAATGTAGCATCGTCCATTCGCAGTCGGTTGAGGTTTATTCCAAAACTTTTTGCGATTGTCATCTCAGGCTGAGCACCATACTTAGTGAGCTCAGGATATTGACGCTGCGGGATAGCAAATAGGTTAGAGATGGGAGTTCTAAGCTGGAACGTTAGGTTGCTTAGGTCGGTAAGTTTTGACAGGTAGCGCCATGACTCAGACTTAGTGTCGAGAATAGCGTCCTTGCGTTGCTGCAAAGCGTTTACCGCTTGAGAAAGATTTACGTCAATCTGCCTAGGGTCTTTTGGATCTCTAGGAAGCTCAAGCATCGCCTCTTTCCAGGTCATCTCCATGCGATCAAGCGCCATCTTTTTGGAGAGGCCACGGAAGTATTCAGACCACGCTCTTACTGGGTCCATGTCTGCGCCTGGGACTCGACGAGACTTCATTAAGTGCTTCTTAAATCCACCTACGGGATCAACAGAGGTCGCAACCTCATCGCTTACGCCATTAAAGTGCTCAGTCGGAGCTCTCTGCTTTAGAGTGTCGATAGTGGTGACGTAGCCCGCGTCCTCATAGGCTTTCTTCCACTTGGTCAGCTCTGCCCTGCTGTCAGTTTGCCTATCCTCGTAGAGCTCGCCGTTAGCATCAAAGACTTTCATCTTAAATTTGCCGTAGCGATTGCGAGGGACGTAGTTAGTTTGATCCCAAGTTGCGTGACGTTGCTCGATTGCGCGAAGAGCGTTGTACCTTTCGTTTGCAGCGCGATTAACGGTCTCGGAGAGCCAAGTGTCAACGCCAAGCAAGTCAGCGTCTAGCTTCTCTCGTAGTCGATTAGTCTCTTCAAGCACTCTTGGGTCTGTCGGGTCTAGCGCCTCTGTGCGTAGTTGGTCTAAGTCGGCCTGATACTTCTGCTCAAACTCCCGCTTTTTAACTGGGGCCTCAAGATTAGCCCTCTTGACGGTGTAGTTGTACTCACGATTAGCAAGTTCGTTGCTATGCTGTTGGAGCATCGCGCTAGCTTTAAGCTGCAAGTTCTTTGAGGCCTGGATCGCAGCGACCTGCTCATCAGAAAGATTGAGCTTAGCGATGTTTTCAGGGGTAAGCTGAAACCCAGCTCCCTTCTCCTCTGCTTTCCAAATAACGCCATTAACCGACTCGTCGCCCTGCATCTTGTAGAGAGCCATGAGCTCTGGCTCAACCGATGTGATGGTGCGAGAGTTATCTTCGGCAAGGTTCAGAATCGCATCAGCTAGGGGCTTAACTTCTGGGACATCCCGCCCAATGGTGTCGGTAGCAACCCAATTCCTAGCCGCAAGGATATGCTTAGGCTCATACTTGGTGTAGCGAGGATCCCCCTTGGTCGCATCTTTGACCTCTTTGCTCACTCTGCCCAAGCCTAGAAGGTCTTTGCTGATAGCTCCTCGCTCACTTGTCTTAGTGGCGTTGTAAATAGTTCTAGCCGTATTAAGCAGAACCTCTCTAACTGTGAGAGGCGAGTTGTCAGGCGTTGCAATAAGGGGAGGTTCTTTTGACTTTGCCTCCTCTGCTGCCCTAGCGATCCTAGCCATTGGATCATCAAAGCTATTCCCACTCTGCTCAGCCTTAATAATCGGAGACGGAGGAGATTCGCGCACAGCCTCATTAGTCCTGTTTACGCGCTCCTGGTCAGCGATTCTTTGTCGGGTACGGGCAAGGTCAGCCTCTACACTTTGCACCGCTTGTGTTGCTTTCTGCTGCCTATACGGGGAGCGAGAGGAGCTATAGCCGCTAGGCTCTTCAAGTGGTGGGGTAGTCAGGGCTGCTGGGTCTTGTGGCTGAGCATCTAAAGCAAAGCCTTGCTTAGGGCCTTGGTATTGGGTTGGGTCGATAGTTGGATCATTAACTACGACTGGCGCTGACACGTCTGGGCGTAGAGCTGGCGGCTGAGCAGGATCTTTGAAAAGAAAGTCATCCCCTCTGTTAAAACCTTCAGGGGCAGGAGGCTGCCAATTTGAGCGAGGTCCTGGGACATTCATTGGAAACTCAGCGGGAAGCCCCGCTGGTTGTACTGGCACAGGAAGCTGGTCAGGGTTGGTGATGAAGAAGTTTGGATCTTGGGAAGGTGCAATCGGATCAGGCTGCGCCATAACCTCTGGGGCTAGTGGCTGAACAGGACCGCCCTGGTCTGCAAGAGAATCAATCACACTCTCAATGGGATCTACTTTGCTCTGCGCTCTTTGTGGTCTGACCCCAGGCCGTCCTGATAAAGCGCCCATCGCTCCAAAGAAAGGAGCTGTGATAAATGAATCGCCAATCGCCGTTCCGATCTGACCGCCTAAATCCTCACGAGACGTTGGGAGTCCCGCTGTAGCCCTGTCGATTACTGCGTTGCCAGTAACCTGAAAAGGAGCAAGAGCGGCATTGGCGCTGCCTACCTTGAAAGACTCTTTAAGAAGCCTAGTGGGAAGAGACCCAGTGCTGCGACCAAGAAACGACAGAGGGACGTAAGACATCGCAGCATTGAGGCCGCCTGTAAGCCCAGCATCGAGCATCTTCTCAATAGGTGTTAGTGCTGGTGAGCCGTCAGGATTCTGCAATTCATCGAGGGCCCCATACTTTCTTCCCGCTGAACTGGTACCTATGTACGCGGCTGCTGTTGCTGGGCCACCAAGGAGGGAGATAGCGGCAGGAGCTACCTCAGAGGTAACATCAAGAGCTCTTTTGCCAAAGCCTTCGGGGTCCAGATTAAGACCAGCATCTACGCTTGTGTTTAGCTGTTGAGCCCAGTCCCGTATCCCCTTGGCAGTGTCCTTACTCGCTCCAAGACCTAAAGCAAAACCAAGCGGGGTAAGATTGAAAGCGGTCCTAGCTCCAGGGATCTCGCTTAGGGTGTCATCAACGGAGTCTTTCAAGTCATTACGAAACATCTGCAAGCCAGCATAAGCGTCGGCAAGGTTCGCAAAGCTCTTTTGAAACGGAGCGGCAACGTAATCTAAGACACCTGGATTAGCTTCAGGCGTGGGGATCTCCTCCCACTCACTGTCAGTAATATCCTCCCAATCGCTCATTTTGGTGTCTGTCCTTCGGGAAGAGTAACAACTTCCCCTGTGCGCTTATTCCTAAAAGTCCTATAGCGCGAGGCCTGTCCCTTTATGTTATCCACAATGTCTTTTTGCTGCGCTTCCTGCTTTTCGCCTGGCTTGCTGTCGAGCCAGCTAAAGAATCCATCAAGCATCCCAGGTCCATCCTGAGCTGGTGGTTGTGCGATCTTGGCCTGCACCTCCTGTCTGATTCGCTCCTTCTCCGCGCTGCTTGGGTCAAGTAGAAGCCCCTGCTGTTGAGCTACCAAAGCCTGAGACCAAGGGACTTGAGAGACAAAGCCCGTTGAGGGATCTATGGCATCGACCATTTTTTCTTTCGGCCCTCCACCACCACTACCGCCGCTGACTGCTCCCCTGCCCCTACCAGCTCTAAGCGCTGCTACATCCTCTGGTGTAAGCGGGGAGTCAGGGAATAGCTGTTTTGTTCGCTCATAGCCGAGAGCGTCAGCGAACCGAGCGGAATCCTGAAGGTCCGATATTCGCTGCCGCCTTTCCAGTTTATCAATGTTTTCTAGTTTACTTTGGATGCTTAACGCAGTGTCAACATCGCCCATATCAAAGGCTGTGCCGAGCATCTGAGAGTAGGCGTCCCTTATTGACGTTGGTCGCTGTCCTTGAAACTGCTCAGCTAGCGCGTCATTAAGACGAGACCTGCGCTGCATCGACTCAAGCTCAAGAGCGTTAGAGTCATTTATGATATTAGCGCGGCGCAGATTCTCAAAAGACATTTCCCTATTGTTAAGCATGTTGGAGATGTCACCGTAGTCTCCCCCAAACGCCCACTCAGGAACCATCGACGCAATAGAGCCATACATGCTTGAGCGAGGTGCCATAGCTAACCTGGGAATAAAGTTCTTAATAGCCCGTTGAATAGATCATTGTTGCCAGCTTGATTTCCGTAATTAGCCATAATCCTCATGATGTCCATCTCTGGACCCATAGGGGCCATAGGAGGAGTGCCACCTCCACCACCGCCTGAGTAGCGCTTGTAGTTATCCGCTGTAAATTGCGACAAGGCGTTCATGAGCGCTTGCTGATACTGAGACTGTTGCCCCATGCCCTGCAAGCCAAGCTGAGCGATGTTGTTGTCAGACTGCATCTGCAAGATGTTTTGCAGGAAGTTTGTCATGAGAGTATTTCGAGCGTCCCCACGATTAGCCTCAAATTGCTGCTGTCCGATCCTGCGGTCAAGGTCGGTATTGAACTGATTCCTTAAAGCCTCGTTCTCTCCCATGTTGTAGTTAGCAACAAACTGCATCATAGACTGATTGCGATTGGCTTCCTGCTCTGCGAACTGACGCTGCTTCTCGGCTTCAGTGGCGTTAAGGTTTTTTAGGAAGTCTGAGTTTGCTTGCACCTCAGCGCCAGAACCAGTGAGACCTCTTGCCGCCATTAGCTTTTCAAGATCGCTCATGCCCTTTTGCTTTTGGAATTGGTACAGCGGAGAGCCCTCAAAGTTCTTAGGCTCATAGGCTGCCATCGTGTTCGTGCCAGCTCGCATGGCGTTAAGAAGCGATTGAGTCATTGGGGATTGATAGTCTTGAAAGTTTGGGGCTACGGGTCCTGGTAATGGCTGCTGTTGAGGCTGTACCTCTGGAGGGGTTGACGTTGGAGGGCCACCAGGCGCAACGGGCGCTGGCTTTGGTGCTGCGTATGGCTTCCAATTCTTTCCAAGAACCTTATTGTAGTCGAGGCCAAACGAGGTGCCCCAGTTTTTAAGCTGCTCGCCGATGCGATTGTAGGAGGCGTCCTGTGGCTTTAGCTGACCAAACCGCGTGGCGTACTCATTGAATTTCTTGGTGAAGACATCCATCCGATTGCCGCTAATGAGCTTTCCGTCTGCGCCACGATAGAATCCCCTGCCAGCGTTTCTGAAAGACGTGGTGTAGGGGAGCGGCTTTGGAGGAGTAGTGCTGGGCTTGGTCGTCTGAGCCATCACGGTGCCGCTAGGAGGCGTGTTAAAGGCATTGTAGGTCGGCATAGCGTTCTATCCTGTCGGCAGTAATTTATTAAGGAAGCCCTTTCTTAAAGTTTTACCAGGAGCGGGAATGGGCGTCACTCCAACCACAGATGGCGGTAACGGCGCAGGAGCCTTTGGAGCAATCCCAGTAGGCGCGGCAGGGGCACGTCCTAGAATTTGATTTACGTCGCTCTCAAGCTGAGGGTTCCAGTTTATGTCTATTGTGCCGTGATGCTCGTTTACCGCTTTCCGCTCAAGAGCTTTGTTTGCGATAGCCTCCCTTTGCGCTGGTGACATCTTTTGAAGCCAATCGTTTCCAAACTTATCGAAGAAGGCTGAGTATCCCCATATATCTTTGCCCGTCAGATCTGCTGAGTTGCGCGACGTTGCAAACTTATTATTCACCCAGCCGTATTGAGGTGTCTCGCCTACAAAGTCTTTGGGTAGATATGGATTGATAAGATCCTTAGTCTTTCGCCCCTGTCCTAACCATCGAGCTCCTTGCAGTTGCTCTGGAATGATGATCCCTCTATCTAAGAGCTTTCCAAGTCGCTTGCCCTCAGTTTTCCACATGTCCTTGTCGCCAAGCCTAGAGCCAAGGAGACCACCGCCAAGAAGGCTGCCACCAAGCAGCGCCGCCCATCCGATAGGACCAAGCGCAAGACCTAGAGCATTTATAGCTAGACCAGCGCCAAGACCTGCTTGCAGTCCACCAAACCCACCAGCTTGACGCCCCTTAACGCCGCCGATTTTATTTGCATTTAAGACAGTGTCGCCTCCCTTGTAGGCCATGTACGCACCTGCTAGGCCGCCTAGCACGTTGCCCAAACCTTGAGATGCGGCATCGCTCGCTACCTGCTCTCCCGCCGCTCTAGTGGCAGCATCAGCCCCAGCGTTCCACGCAGCTTGACTCGCCTGACCAGCCGCTTGATTCCATAGCGCTTGCGTTGCAGGGGAGTATGTTGGCCCAAATAGCTGTGAATAGAGTCCAGTCCCAGCACTATAAAGATTATTTACGTCGTCGTAAGCGCCCTTAGCTTTTTGGGCATAGTTGGCGATCTGCTCAAAAGTGCTCGGTTTTGGCTGCTGCCCAAAACGTGCCTGTGCTTGCTGCTGCTGCTGCGCTTGAAGGAGCAACATTAGAAGAAGCATCCGATTCTGGTCGGCAGGATTTCCTTGAGGCACTTACTTCCTCCTGTTCAGCATCTCTTCAACAGTCGGGAAAGTCACATTCTCAGACTTAACAGAAGGGGCCGAGTAAGCTGACTGCGGGATGTTGATTGAGTACGAGGGCGTTGGCGGCTTGCTTAGCTGGTCCATAACCTTGGGAGACAGGTAGGCGTTAAGCATCGCCGTTGAGTCAAGATACTGCTTGTAGTTATCTGCCATTTTTGGAGTAAGCATCTTTGCTGCGTCCGCATACGGCTTGTAATCCTTTGCGAGCTGAGTCAGGTACTTCTTCTGAATCGCAAGTGCCTTCTTCGCAGCTTTCTGCCTGGCTTCCTCCTCCTTTCTTCTAGCCGCCGCAGCCGCCGCAGCAGCAGCTTGATTGTACGCCATCATTTGCTGTTGATAGGCAGAATTAGCAAGCATTGAGTTTTGATACACGTCGAGAAGATCGTTTCGGACACCTTGCCGATTACTGTTTGCGTCGAACAGGTTGTAAATACCGCGACCAGCGTTTACTGCCCTGCCGATGTTGTCCCAGTTCCTTCCAAGCCAGCTATTATCAAAACTGAATCCACCCCCGCCACTAGAGGACGGGCCGTATATGAAACTTCCGTCCATGTTTTGACCAATAGGAGATGAGCTAGATCCACCTCCGAACCAGCCACCAACCGTATCAACCGCATCTCCAATCCACTCAAACATGAATTCTCCTAGCGTTTCATTAGCCTTTGCACAAGGTCAGATATTGCCTGATCATTCTGTGCTGGTGCTGGTGCGGGCTTGGTAATGCCCGCAATCATCCGATCAACCTGAGAGGGATCCTTGTACCATCCCATCAGAGTGCCGAAGATGTTGCCGTCTGGTCCTCGCCAATACTGATTGGGGTCCCTGGGATCAATACCAGCAGCAGCGCGATCCTGCGGAGTAAGATTGCCTAAATTTCTTCCAACCTGCCTATCTGCCCGTGACTGTGGCTGAGAACGGCGACGAATTGCCCTATTGTTTTTATCAACGAGCCGACCAAGAGGGTTGCGATATACGCCAGGACTAAGCCTTTCTAGCTTTGGGATCTTTACTTTTCCCGTAGTCTCATCGAAATACGGATTGCCACCTGCAAAAACATCCTTCGCCATAACTAAACTCCCACCACGCTATCTTCAGTCGGTTGCTTTTTTGACTTCTTTAATTTCACTCCCTTGCCAGTCTGAATAGTCATCACTGAGATACTGTGCGCTTTCTTGTCCTTCGGAGTCTCCTTTGGGGCGTCTTGCTTAAATAGACTTTGAAGCACATCCATAAGCTCTTGTAGTTTTTGTGTGTCCATAGGGTCTCTCATTAAATAGTAAAGCTAGCTTTTGTCCCGATGTAATCCTTACTCGTTTTGCCCACGCTCACTTGCGATCACCTCGCCCAGACGCCCTGCTAAGCTCAGAGATCTCTACGTCGCCATCAGACGAGGCAGCCACGACCTTTTTGGCGATACTCTGAATAATTGTCACAAGCGTCACCGTGCTTGGATCTAGTGGGTTGATCTTAACGTCACTTAGTATCCTTATCAGCACCTCCCTTTCATCCTTGGAAAATAATGTCTGCATAGAAGCTAGGCCTTTATGATGAAATTCACGACTAAATATGGAGGGTTATTTGCGCTCGTAGCTTGGTCCGTATTTCCGTTGACACCGCCTGTTACAAGGCCGATTGCACCCGTGACGGACTTGCTTGTGCTCGCAAGTGTCTGCCCTGTTGCCGTAAGGCTGTGAGCGTGACCGTGGCCTGAACCAGTAGTATTTGTGTCTACGTTGTCTACCGTTCCTGTCGAGGAAGCCCGCATGAGAGATGCTGCTGTGCTTGCGGTAGAGCTGGTCCGAGCAACAATTCCGTGGGTGTGGGTTCCGTCAGCTCCACCAACAGTACCAGTCACCGAACTTGCCGCGTGTGTATGAGATATATCAACGGCTGCCGTGGCACCTGTACCCATCCCGTGATAGTGCGCGTAGTTTGTGTGGGTGTGGTCAATCGCCCCACCAGTGCCGCCTAGTGTCGCCCCAGTGCCCGAAGCAGCCTTACCAAGCGGGAACCGCTGCTGAAGATTTGGCACGTTAAACGTCGTCGAGCCGTCACCAACTCCATACGTTGTCGAGAGCACCGCGAACAGACCAGCATACGTCGAACGGCTGACAGCACTTCCATCACACAAAAGCCACCCGCTAGGAGCGCTCGCGCCCCCGTAGGCCACTATTGCCCCAGCGGGTGTTAATAAATCAGAGCCATGATACCCATCAACCGTGTCAGCGTTTAAGTTGCTCACTACTGTGGTTGACGCGACGGTAAGAGGCGCTGTACCCGTTGTGACGGTTGACTCAAGGGTAGAAAATACCGCCCCTCCCGCCGTGCCAGAGTAGACCTCGGATGAGTTTGTGCCGTCGGGTACAAACGTGAACTTCCCGCTACTATCGTCAAAACCAAAGAATCCCGTCTTTGCAGACACCCCATTGTGCCAGCGGAACTCAACGCCTCGGTCCTTGTTGTCATCAACTGCTGGAGCGGTATCGCCACCGAGTGTTATTATTGGGTCGTCAACGGTTGTGACAGTAGAGTTGATTGTAAACGTTGTGCCATTAACTATTAAGTCACCGGCAATAGTCGCATTCCCCGCTGGGGTTACCGAAAAGAGCGGGTTTCCAGATGAATTTTGAGCTTCAAAGACGTTCGCCGTTTGAGACGCCATCGCTTTTGCTACTAAAGTCTTACACCCGGTTGCCAGCGATGTAACAGTGAGGCCAGGAAATGCGGTCTCGTAACCGCCAAACCACGCCGGGTAACCTCGGGCCGTATTAGCTGCGTTAGACGTGCCGATAGTAAGAATGTACGCGCCCGCTAATCTGCTTCTCCAATTCGCATTGTTGTTCGTGGTACAGAAATCGATAAGGCCAGTATTGCCGCCCGTCAGAAGCATTTTTGTATAACCGCCGTCAACGCCAACGTATAAACCCTCTGAGGCAAAGGTTGGGTTGTTAGCCATGGAGCCAGTGACAGCAAGCGCCGTAGAGTTCCACCCGCCGCCAGCGAATGTGGCGCGACCATTAGAGTCCACTGTAACAAGATTAGTTGCCGAGCTATTCTGCACGTTTAGCAGATTGCCACTTTGGGATGTTGCACCTTTAATCGTGAGCGGAACTGTCGCGGCTGCGTCAGCCTCAATGGTGCGCGTATTAACGAACTGAGTCCCGTTGTGAGCAAGGATATGGCCCTTGGCCGCTGATGTAATCGCTACGTCTGAAAGCTCATCTAAGTTGGTTGCCCCGCTTGCTACGGTAGCATTGACCCAACCTGTCCCGTCGTATTTGAGAAGTTGATTATTGGAGGGGCTGGTGATGGTAACGTCGCTTAGCCCATTAAGGTCGGACGCGCCACCTCCCCCACCACCAGTGACTTCGACTATTGAAGCAGTCCCGTTGTCTTTCTTTATGTATACCTTGCCGTCGTAGGTGTTTACCGCAATCTCACCGAGTTCTAAGTCGGTGGTCGTCGGTGCCTTGCTTGCGACAGAGCTTCTTTTGACTTTAAGCGTAACGGACACTTTATATCACCCTCCGATGAGGCGTTATTTATATAGCGCCCCCCATATATATGAGGGGCGCTCACAACCTTACCTAGTAAGAACCGCCATCAAGGACAACGCCATCAATGGTTCCACCAGTGATAGACACGTTGCTAGCAGCTTGCGTCGCAATCGAACCAAGTCCGAGAGTTGAGCGAGCAGCAGAAGCATCAGCATCGTCTACGAGCGAGCGTCCAAAGGACGAGAGATCGTATGTTGAAGCTGTTCCACTTCCAGTGAAGTAAATGCCCTTGTCAGCAGCACTCGTCAGACCTGCGATAGCGGCAAGCTCCGCGTCGTAAGCCTGAACATTCGTTCCGACAACAAGAGAGAGCTCCGACCGCAAAGCAGCGGCATCAGCCAATCCAGCAACCGTTCGCCCGAAGGACGAAAGATCGTAGGTAGAGGCAGTCCCGCTTCCAGTGAAGTAGATTCCCTTGTTAGCAGCAGAGGTCAAGCCAGCGAGTGCCTGAATCTCTGGGTCGCTGTCGTAAGCTCCACCTTGAGCCGCTTTCCACACAGCGTTGCCAGAAGCAGTGTCCTTAGTAAGAACATACTCATTGGTCGCGCTTGATACACCCGAAAGAGCATTGATAGCTCCCTGAGCGGTTGTCTGCCCCGTACCTCCGTAAGAGATACCAACAGCAGTACCTTGCCATGTTCCAGACGAAATAGTTCCAACGCTTGTGAGCGAAGAGCCAGTTACACCAGAGCCAAGGGCAGATGAAGAGAGAACAGAAGATCCATTGATCTTGAACTCTTTGCCAGAAGCAAGGTTAGCGTGTTCAGAGAGATCCCAGCTATCGCCAGTATCGTTGAACAAGATCGTCTTGTCTGTGGTTCCCTTAAGGATAATACCGCCGCCATCAGCCGTAGCGTCTGAAGGAGAAGCAGTAGCACCGAGCTCAAGAGCCTTATCGTCTACAGAAACGACAGTGCTGTTGATTGTGGTCGTCGTTCCATTGACCGTGAGGTTTCCTGAAACAGTGAGGTCTTGAACAGTAAGGTCACCGCCATCGAGTGAGAGATCCTTATTTGCATCAACAACAAGAGCCTTACCAGCGCTTGCAGTGCCAGCAGTTACGCCATCGAGCTTATTAAGCTCAGCAGCGTCAGCAGTTACAGCAACACCACCAATCTTGAATGTGCCAGTGAGGTCAACAGCACCACTAAGCGTCTTGTCGCCAGTGACAGTCTGTGCGCCAGCAAGGGCAACAAAAGCT